ATTCTTAGTCGAACGCGTGAGCGTGAGGCTCCGTGGAGTAGGTGGGGGGCGCCGCGCCCCCCTAGTATTACCCTACTCCACTTCTGTTCCGTTCCACCTGTGTTCCACGTTGACCGTTGACTGCCTGGTCCTGCTGATCCACTGTGTAAGATCGTAACGTTCCCTTTCCGTGTCCGTGGTCCTGCTGAGCCTACTATCCGTCAGCAGACAGCGAACGTTGCAGCCTATAAATTACAGTGTCAGCGGCAGTCAGTCATAACTCAACAGCAAATGTCTCGCGCCCGTAACTGGTGCTTCACCCTCAACAACCCAGACGCCGAGCATGAGTCTTCCTCCACCCCCTGGCTACCTGCCCCTCCCTCCTCCCTATCTTACGCCTCTTGGCAGCTTGAGCGCGGAGCTTCAGATACGTCGCACGTCCAAGGGTACGCGGAGTTTTCTGCGCCGCTACGCCTATCAGCAGTTAAGGCTTGGCTCCCCAGCGCTCACTGGGAGGGTCGCAAAGGCAGCCGCGACCAGGCCAGAAATTATACTCGCAAGGAGGACAGCCGCACAGCTGGACCATGGGAGTTCGGGGTCTTTTCAGTTGACCGCCAGGGAGAGCGATCAGACCTCACTGCAGCTGTGGCTGCTCTTCGAGATGGAGGCATCAAGCGCGTAGCGAATGAGTGCCCAGAAGCCTTCGTCAAGTTCTCCAGGGGTCTGCGTGAGCTCGCAGCAGCACTCGAGGAGAAACCCACTGACGTTGACTTTGTCCCCAGGGCGTGGCAGCAGGATGTGATTGACCGGCTGAAAGTCCCTGCCAACGACCGCAACATCATTTGGGTCGTAGACCCTGTGGGCAACAAGGGCAAGTCCCGTTTGGCCCGCAACCTCATCATTGAGCATGGCGCCATCCTGCTTGAGGGCAGGCTGGCTGACATGTGCTATGCCTACGGCAAAGAGCCCATCGTGATCTTTGACATCAGCCGCGCAGCAGCAGAGCACTCTGACCATCTGTACAGCATGGCAGAGAAGCTGAAGAACGGCATGTTCCTCAGCACCAAGTATGAGAGCAGGCAGGTGGTCTTCAAGCCACCGCACGTGATCTTTTTCTCCAATCAGATGCCAGAGGAGTCCAAGTGGTCCAGGGACAGGGTGCACATGATCTCTCTGTGAAGAGTGACTATGTAAGATCGTATAAATACCTGTCCCCGTGTCCTTACAGCCATAGTTGTCACAATGCCTCGCCGTATTGTGCCTTACGTCCGTCGTGGTGGTTTTGCAGCTGCTGGTGCCGGTCTTGCAAACTATGCAGCTCGCAACCCAGATGCTATCAGGAATCTTTACAGGGCTGGGCAGCAAGGTTTCAGGGTGGCCCGTGGTGGTCTTCAGCGCGCTCGCCGGGTGTTTGCTCCTCGTGGTATCATTGGCCGAGCTCGCCGCTTTGGTGCCGTTGGAGGTCCAGGAGGCCCTCCTAACAAGCGTCAGCGTATTATCCGTCGTGTTGGCGGTGTCAGGCGCCCTATTCGTTTTACTGGCAAGTTTTCTGGCCGGTTTAAGAAGACGTCAGTCAAGTCCGGCGTTAAGAAGGGTCGCTACGCACTACGGGGTACCCGTAATGAGCGCGAGGTATTCGGAACGGCTTCCATGCCGAACGTATGCTACATCGGAGTACAGTCTGTAGAGCTGGGTCGTATGGCCCGTGATGTTGGACTGGCACTTTCGCGTCATATTCTGAAGAAGCACTTTGACATCGACCTCGTGGCCCCAGACCAGACATTCTGGGATTTGGATATGGCAGACAAGGTCGCTGCTATTGCTTATTACTACGAGGAGAATCCCGTGGCTAATACAACGCCTATTCTGGGCGTGAATCCTGCAGCTGCTTACAATTTTAGTGCAGCTTCCACTTTGAATGATATGGCCGACCATTTTGCTGTGAACGTCTTCCTCGCTGCTGACTACGGTGGTGGCAATTCCGCCGTTGCTCAGCGCCGCATTCTGAAGGCCTACAGTATCTTCCGTCGTATCAACGTTGGTGTTGACCCTGGTGTCAATGTTGAGGGGCCTCGTTTCTACCTTGACCACCAATACGTGAAGGTGTACAGCACCGCGAACCTCAATCTGCAGAACGTCACAAGTGCTGACGTTGCGACTGGTGATCCTCTCGACTCTAGTCGTATTGATGCCAACCCTATCTGTGGTCGTGTCTTTAAGTTTAAGGGTATGCATCCTCTCGTCAACGACGCCACACATCTGGAGGGTGCTGGTGGTACCAACACTTTCTTCCAGCTTCAGATGTCCGATCAGAACAATGACGGCGTTCTGATTCCTGCTATTGCTCCTGTCGGGAACTGGCGTGGTATTCCGACTCCCGATGTGTTTAAGAATTGTATCAGTTCTGGCCATGTCACGCTCGATCCTGGCCAGATTAAGAAGGAGACTATTATGTTCAAGTATGACGGTCTTCTTCACAAGTTGATTACAGGGTTTGCCAACCATTCTGGTGTCGGTACTGGTGTGGTAACTAACCCCTATAACAAGATGCAGAACATGGGTACTTGTCTTGTGTTTGCGTTTGAGAAGCGTATGCGTACTGGCGTGAGCCAGAATGTTGCCGTCAACTACCATGTTGACTGGTATCAGGGTGCAGTCCTGGGGGGTAAGAGCAAGGTGACGTTGCAGAAGAACTTTGTCCACCCCTCTGCGGCCGTGGATGTCATTCTTTAGAGAGTGACTATGTAAGATATATATTCTCCAATCCGTGTCGTTAAAGTCAGAACACAGCAACAATGCCTGTGGGACGTGCTATCACCGAAGCTCAGCTGAATCAGATTAAGGCAGCGGCCCGAAGGGCCATCAGGTTGCTTACTCTGATGAATAGTTACAGGCGTCAGGTTGATGCGGAGATATATCGCATACCTGAGACTGTTGTGCATGCATATCAATTGCGGGAAGGTATGAACGCACAGCGTGCCGTATTCACGCGAGAGATTACAAGGCTTGGCAATTTAATTCGTACTCTGGGACAACAGTACAGAGCTACACGAGCAGCACTTAGGCGCAGATAACAATGCTTGGCGAAAAGCATCTGTAGCGCTTGCGCGTAGAGTTCTTGAGCCGCCGGCAGGGCATATCTAAAGCATTCTTAGTCGAACGCGTGAGCGTGAGGCTCCGTGGAGTAGGTGGGGGGCGCCGCGCCCCCCTAGTATTACCCTACTCCACTTCTGTTCCGTTCCACCTGTGTTCCACGTTGACCGTTGAC